AGATAAGCCAGTATCTTTATAACTAATAGTAGAGTCCATTATCGTCCTGCGTGTTTTGTTGAATGAGTGCCATATTACTATAATCTTCGTTCGACATTTTATCTACATTTAAACAAACGTACCGAAAGCAGTCTGCGCCGTGGCTAAACTCGTCATGAAAGGGTGCGCCATTTTCGCCTGTTTGCTGATTAACTGCCCGTTTATAACGCTTCAAACACTCGACCAATCTGACTGTTTTTGTTTTATCGAAGTAGACACGATTAAATACTAATCGCGCATTTCTTAACCCAGCTTCGACTAGAATGTTGTCTGTTTGCTTAACTTCCCATCCTAGTTTTCTAAATATATCCGCATCTGTTTTTCCGGTTTGGCGCTGACCGTGGAAAGCATCATGTGGTAAGTACATCACGCCCCAATTGTATTTTTTCTCTCTAAGCAATGAGCTGTAGTAGTCTAATTTCTTATGATCGTCTTCAATGTATTCAATGATTCGCACCTCGGATAACGTGCGCTGAACTAATGCAATCGCTGTCGAATCATTCCATCCTAAATCCATGACGACATGAACTTTCAGCATCGGGTCGTACGGCAGATTGCAAATGTGCTTATCTTCTTCTGCTTTTTGCATCTCGTCAAAATAGATAGCGCCTTCGACCGCTGGCTTGCATTTGCCTAGCCATATATTGTCATAACCTTTCTTGTCGGTCTTTAAGCAATGTAGTCGCTCTTGTTCGAGTACATCAGTAAACCACGGATTATCGTGGTAGTTCATGTGTACTATTTTTGAATTGGCAGGCGGATTAGTAATAAAACGGTTATATGTTTCATCTGTTTCAAGCTCAGGATTAAACGTTAGCCATATCTCAGAGTTAGGTTTTCTAATTGTCGGTATTAGCACATCCCATGATCTCTTGCTAACTGCATGAGCTTCTTCAATCCAGCAATAATCGCAGCCCTCGAATGACTTTATCGAGTCAATTGTGTGTGTCGCTAGTCCGCTAAAACTAAACTCTGTACCATTCTTGCCGCGTATTTCTGTTTCAAGTATTTCATAGAAATAACCCAAGCCTAGTGCTTGAATCTGATCTGATAGCAGTTTATGAACCGACTGTTTAATTGATTTTTGAATCTCACGAGCGCATAAGATTCGGACGGGTGATCTAACGCCGAGTATTAGAAGTGCTTTAGCAAATGACCAAGATTTTGATGATCCACGCCCTCCGTATGCGCCTTTGTAGCGATACGGATCAAATAAAAAGTCGAGCTTCTCAGGAAACGTTGCCTGCACTTTTGACAAAAGTAACCTCGATTGAATGGTTTATTGATTGGCCATCTTTACCTGTATGCTCCATTTCTGTCTTGTCTTTCCATCCAAACCGATTCTTCATGTTGAAAATCCAGACCGTAGCATTGCCACCATCACCCTTGGTCATTTCCTGTCCGCGATCTTCCCACCAACACTCGCATAAATCTTTAGCGTTTTTTATGGTTTCACGAAACTCGTCAGAATCTTCTAGAAGCGTTTCCCAAGCAGACATACCAATACCAAGTTTGCACCGGATTTGAACAGCGCTTTTTCCTTCTTGCCCAAGCATCATTACTATATCTTGCCATCCATCAGGCAGATCATTAACAGTTGTTCTTGGCCGCCCTATAGGATTCGCCATAAATCAAGCCTCGTAACCTACCGTGATATTTAAGCTAGTCGTCCCTGCTGCTGTAATAAAACCGACGTTAGGCGTCACAATCTCAGCGGGAACAGTAACAAATTCAACAGCAGCGGCAGGTAAAAATATATCATTTGTTGTTGCTGTTACAGTAGTATTTGCAATCGCGTAATATAGTCCTATTGCGCCTGCGTTTGAAATACGAATGGTTTTTTGTCGAGCGCTTAAACTTGATAACGCATAATTTGCACTTGTTGACGTTACGCTTTGAGTTGTGCCGAGTGTGCGATTACTTGTATTTGTCGCTAGTGTAAATTTAGCCATAACAACCTCTTAATAAATAATTCTTACGCGATAACGCTCAAGCTTAACAACTTCACTTGCCGACACTGAGGCTGCTGATTGTTGGGCTGTGATTAGCAGCGTAGTTGCAACAGACGTATCAATTGCGCCGGTTGTAACTGTTGGCGTTGATTGTCCAAACGGGACTGATACAGAGGGCCCAACTTGTGAGTTCGTTGCGCCACGATTGCTAATAACAAGAGAGTCATTAACAGACAAACCGGTTGTTTGTGCTAAATTCCAATGTTGCGTGCCAGCAGCCCCGCCAAGTCTAACGCGAAAAGTTACTATCTGTGATCCTGTTTTTGACCCAAGCCAGTCAACAATGATTTGAGAATTTGCAAGCAAAGGGGGGATCGTAACTGTAGCTAATGCGTTTTCATTTGCATCTAATGTGTTTGTAACAGCTACTGCTGTTCTCGCTAACTCGACCTCACTTGATGCTAACCCGCCGAATCCACTCATATACTACTCCCGCTAAACATCCAACAAATAAACAACACTGGCGCTAATATAGCACAGGCTAGTAGATAGATTAAAATATAGCGATATATCATTTCACCACCAATGCAACTAGCGCCACTATAACAGCACTAACGATAATCCCGATTGCTATCAAAATCCAGCTTCGAGTCTCTTGCAATTGCGGCAAAATAATGTCGTGTTGATCTAAGCGCTCATTCATTTTTTCAAGTAATAAATCTTGTTTATCATGTCTTTGTGCGTGATGACGATTGCTCTCGTCGTTACTTGCTATAAAATGCGTAAAATCTTTTTTAATCTCAACTAATTGTATAAATGCGTCACTAATGATAGACATTGATTCTTCTAATTTTTTACTATCATTCGTTCGGTCGCGCACTATCATTTCGTGACCGATTTCGAGCTTTTGCAGTCGTAGATTGATTTCATCGCTCAATTTACCGCCCCTTGTTTTATTTTAGCGGAATTGTCGCAGTGATTTGAGGTTGAATGATTTTTGCTTGGTCTGGCGTGATATAGCCGTGTCGAACTAATTCACCAGTCAGCATTGCGGATAAAACAATGCCGATAATGTGGCGAAATTCTGTAGGTATTTTACTAAAAAAACTCATGTCATGCCTCATTCTTAGATAAAGTGCCATCGCCATTCAAAATAGGCAATCTGTAGCGTTCAGGCTTTGGCCATTTTGATGGCCAGCGATAACCAACTACACGATCAAAGCTAAATGCACTGATTCGCACGCAGTCGCCTTGATTGCCACCCAATACCATTAGATTACCATATTTATCTAAACCTACAACAAACCCAACATGACCGCCACCGTCACGGCTAAAAACAACAATAGCGCCGACGCAAGGTTTAAGTATTGTTGTACCAACTGTTAGCCAGTCGCGAGCGCGCATCCAGTTTTTGGGGATTGGCAGATTAGCTGATTTAACGCAATGGGCGACAAATGTACCACACCACGGCGTTTCATCGTCATGCCATGCTGCATTGAGTAGCTTTAGCCATATTGCGATAAATGAATTTGTTTTCGCGCCTTTAATTTCATGCTGACCGATGTATTTATATGCTTCGTCAAGCCACTCTAAACCTGTTGGAAAAGGCTTATCTAGCCAGGAGTTACTTTTTATCATCGCCGCTACTCAAAAAGTTTTAAATAGCATAGCTAACAACTGATTCAAGCGCAAATAAAAAAGCCCTATGATGAGTCGGGCAACGAGGGATAGATAGAATTTAAAGCGTATCATCTAAATGGGTTAAAGCCAAGCTGTGATAGTCCACTACCAAACCCACTATTAAGTCTATTTTGCGAATTCTGCAAAGCTGCCATTTGCTGTCCATATGCGTTGCAATCAGAAGCTGATAGCAGCCTATTGATATTCGCCATTTTTAGCTTTTCAATATCATAAACGGCATTTTGGTTAAAATTTTCACCAGCCCTTACTCTCATCTCGGAATAAATTTCATCTTTAGTTTTGTATTGATCTGCTTTTAGCTCCGAAATAATCTGATGAAGCTCATCAATTATTGACTCGGTTTCTTTTAACTTATTTTTCTTTTTTTGGTAAAGGTAATACAATCCGATTACTGATACGACTAAAAAGCCAAT